AGATGACAGCCTAGACATTGAAGTGTTTTTAAAGTATGGTGAGCCAGTTGAAAAGTTTGAGTTGGTTAAACATAAAAAATTTGTGTTTGGCAAACAAGATTTTGCACTTGATAAAGTAGAGCAGGGCGTTTTAGATTTGATTAAAAAGACACCTAACATAACAGTTGAATCAATAGGCAAAGTTTTAAAGATAGATAAAACGGCTGTAAGTAATGCATTAGAAACATTAGCAGCCGATGGATTAGTAGAAGTAGGGAAAGGCGGACAGATTGCAACGGCAAAAGGTGAGGATGCAAAAGTTCCAACGTTTAAAGATTTGTTTATTCGTTACCGCTATGGATTGCGACCAGATGCACCTGCTTTAATTGGTGAGAGTAGAGATTTTTGTCAAGCTATGATGGATAACCAACGTTACTTTACACGTGAAGAGATTGACAAAATAGGTGACGAGCTAGGGCAGGTGTATGGTATCCCAAATTATGATGCATTTAGTCGTAGAGGTGGATGGTATCACGACCCTAACATGAATGTAAACGTGCCTTATTGTAGGCATATTTGGAACGCGGAATTAGTTAAACGTAAATAACATGGCACAAGTAATATTACTAAGCGAAGCAACATTAAAGCAACGCAGCATACTACAAGAAAATGTAGACATGAAGGTTGTCTCTCCTGCAATATTAGACGTGCAGGAAGAGTATATATTACCCATTTTAGGTACGTCTTTATACAACGAGTTATTAAAGCAAGTAAGGACAAATTCACTCACGAATGACTATCGTACATTGTTAGACGATTACATTACTCGGTGCATGATTTGGTATTGCAAATTTGAATTGCCAATGGACTTAACTTACAAGTATTTTAATAAGTCAGTAGGGGTAATGACTGCTGAAAACATGAACCCTGTTAGCATGGACGAGTTGCAATACGTGTTAAATAGAGCAAAGAATAAAGCGGAATGGTATGCTGAGAGATTGACAAAATTTTTACTATCAAATCCAAATAAATATCCGTTGTATCTCAACCAACCTAATGCTCAAATAGACACTATTTTTGCTAAGCGTACAAACTACACAAGTGGTTTAAGTTTAGGAGATGATGATTGTTGTATGGGTGAACATAACTTTAAAGGTCTAAGAATAGACAGAGGTAAGTTTCAAAGTTGCAAATGGTGCTAAATGAATGTATCGAAAAAAAATATAGAAAAATTACAAAACTATCTAAAAAAAGATAATGCAATTTTACACTCTCAACAGTTTAATAAACCAGTTCAGGTACGTAAGCCAAAACCACGCTCAGATAAAAGGGTTTAATTTTGGACGTGATGCTGAGATTGCAGCAAGCGAGCAAGAAAACTATCCGTTGTTATGGATAGACGTTACTGATAGTAATATCGAAGGAACGGTGATGACTGTTTCTATCTTAATGAAGGTTGTTGATATACAGCAACCCGATAGAGAAAATGAAATAGAAAACCTTAGCGATATGTTAAGCATAGGGCAAGACGTATACGCTGCAATGAGCGACCCTGCATATCAAGACTTTTTTATCATTCAATATGCATCAAGTTTAACACCAATAAGAGAGGCGTATACAGACTTAGTAAATGGATGGGAGATGAGGCTAGATTTTAGCTTCATGCAAGACCGTAACAGATGCCAAATACCTACAAACGATATTCCATTCCCACCTGTTGCAACTTGTCCTAAAGCTAATTTAACATTAAATGGAGTTGAATTTATAGAAGCCGAAAGCGGGCAAACAACCAACATTGAATTAGTAAATCAAAATGACGAGGAGATAATACCATTATCAGTAGTAGGTAGTAAAATAACGGTTGAACAGTTACCAGTAGGTGATGCGTTGGAGTTAACTTGGGATGACATAGATAACGTACCCGTAGCAGATGCAAGTAGTGTTTCAGATTGGAATACCTTTTTTGACCTACCAACTAACGGAACGCCTTTTACAGATGTGGTAGTAGATGGGAATGTAGTTAAGTTGTATGGTGGTAGTGGAATTACGTTAAAGGCTAATTTGTTTTTAAACAATACAAATTTAGTTCAAGTAAATGATTATTTAGGTTCAGTAATTAATATTGGTAATTTTGCTTTTAACGGTTGTTCATCGCTTACAAATGTTTACTTTTTAAATGCAACAGAAACAAACAGTAATTCGTTTTTAGATTGCACGTCTGCAACATTGTTTGATTTACCTGACTTAATTACAGCTGGGAATGAATCCTTTTATTTCTGTAATTTAGCAACAAGTTTTAATCTGCCTAATTTAGAAGTTACAGAAGTATTTGCTTTTGCATTTTGTGAGGCAAACGAAGAATTTAATTTTCCTAATTTATTAACAATAGGTAGTTCAACTTTTGAAAATTGTATATTAGCAACTTTGTTTAATTTAGCAAGTTGTGTAACAATGGGAACAAGTGTAACTGATGCAAGTGTATTTGATGGCATAACGGGAAACACAATAACACTAACAGTACCAGCAGCATTAATGACTTGCAACGGTGGTAATCCACACGCAAGTATTCAGTATTTAATTGATAACAACACGGTAACGGTAATACTAAGCGATGCTGCTACTTTAACATTAAACGGTAACGACTTTACAACAGTACCAAATAGTGAGGTAACGGATATTGAATTAGTAGACCAAAACGATACACCAATTGTTCCTGATAGTGTTGTAGGTAGAAAGATTACAGTTGAAGTTAATGATAAAACAACTACTATTCGTTTTACCTTTGCAGCAACAGAAGATACAAGCGACTTATTGACAATAGTTAGTGGAGTAAACAACGGAACTTATACAGCTACTACAAACGATGGAAGTAGTGGGACAATTACATTTAGTAAAAACGGTGGTGCATATACTTCATTTTCAAGTCCGTTGGTTTTAGACAATGGCGATACAATACAAGTAAAGCGAACCACTACAACTGGCGCAGGGTTTGTACAAATAACGGGAACTTACTAATGAGCAGGAGATTTACACAAGTTGGAAGTTTTGCAAGTTTTACACCTGACGCTGATGCGGTGTCTTACCTTAATGCAATTGGTATTCCAAACGACGGCACGGTTTATTATCCATCAACACCGCAACAAATTACTGGGGCGGGTATATGGACGGCAACTAATGATTTGTTTGTTTATCTTAAAGAAAACTCAATATACAGCAAATTAATTGCTATGTATTTGTATGTAGGCGGGACGGCAGCATCACACAAATTTAATGCTATAAATCCACTAGATACAGACGCAGCGTTTAGATTAGTGTTTTCGGGTGGAAATACACACTCAGCAACAGGATGGCTTCCAAACGGAAGTAATGGATTTGCTAACTCTTATATAAATCCTCGCACCCATTTAATCCAAAATGATTTACATATCAGTGCATACATTAGAAATAGCACTACTGGTATTTTAATGGGGGTTGACACTACTGATTCAAGGCTTTCAATGTCTCCAAACCTAGAGGGATCTATTGGTTATCATAACGCTTCAAATAGCGGGGCTGGTATTACTTCGCTATCTTCAAATGTAGGATTGTGGACTATATCCCGTAAATCAAGCAGTAATTATAAAGTTTATAATCGTGATAGCACGTTTGCAACTATTGGTATAACAAGTGATTTGTCTCCAAATGCATCAATTGCTTTGGGTTGTAGAACAGGAGGAAGTACAAACAGCTTTTTTTCGGGCGCAGAACAATGTACAACAACAGCAGGATTAGGTTTAACGGATAGCGAAGTAGATTTATTGGAAGCGGGAATACAAACATTTAACACAGCATTATTTAGAAATGTATAAATTAACAACACATCAATATGAATTACTATTAGGCGCAACCTATGATGGTGAGCAGCTATTTTACCCTATTGCAGATATTAACGGTGATTACTTTATAAGTAAGCAAGAAATAGACAATTGCACTAATGAGGAGTTTGCATGGGTTAAGGAATTAGAGTTAACAGAATTTAAACCACCAATAATTGAGTTATGACAGTAGAATTACAACCTATATTAAATTTAGCTTTTGGAGGCGTTTCAGGAATAGCAATGTGGTTATTTGCACAAGGGCAAAGTCATGAAAAGCGTATTCAGAAAATTGAAAATGTAAAGGACTTGGAGCTGGCAGCAATTAAAAAAGAGGTTGCCGACTTGGATAAAAAAGTAGTTGATGGATTTCATGAAATTAATGAAAAACTAACTACGCTAAGCACCAACATTCACAAGCAAAAGAACGAGGAAAACGCATTGAATGGAACTTTGACTGGAGTTAATAAAACTATGATTGTACTAGGCGATTTAATAGAGAAAATTTATGAAAAAGTTAATAAGTAATTCATTATTGCAAAAAAGAATAGAAGCACACAAAAACAAAGATGTAAAAGAATAATTTTCTGTTAATGACAATCGCTGAATACTCAAATCTTTTTGATTTAATTTGGAAAATAATTGGAGCATTAGCTTCAATGATTGCTATCATTTGGGCATTGCACAAGTTTTATTTAATCAATACTTTTCTAACAAAGAAAGAGTTTAGGCATGCTCAACTTGAACTTGAAAACAGGATAGAAAAAAAGATAGAGAAAGGTTTTGAACCATTAGTGAAACAGGTTGAAAAAACTAACTCTTTAGAAAAAGATTTTGCAATATTTAAAGCGACATACATGGGAGATACGGCACTATTAAAAGAGCAAATGAGGCATGCTAATGACGTTAATAAACAAATACTTCACAGAGTAAATAACATGGCTTCACAAGACTTAAAATCTATCCTCCAAGACGTTTTAATAGACAAAAAACAATGAAAAAATTAATAGAAAACTACAAAAAGCCAACGCCTTCAAAGTGGCGTAAGATTGGAGACATAGCCATGTTTGCAATACCGATAATAGAGTTGCAGTTTCAAACATTACCAATTGAAATTGACCCGACTTTAAAGTGGGGGATAACTACGTTTTTAATTTTGTTTAAAGCCTATACGAACACTAAAGTTGAGGCTAATCATTATGAAGGGCAAATATGAAAATAACAACAATTAATAAAGCAGGGATTGAATTAATTTGTCAATTCGAGGGTTTCAGTAGTAAACCTTATTTATGTTCAGCTAAAGTTCCAACTATTGGTTATGGAACAACTCGCTATCCAAACGGTAAAAAAGTTACCTTGCAAGATACATCAATCACGGTTGAGCAAGCTAAGGATATTATGAAGCATGATTTAAGGCAATTTGAACTTGCAGTTGATGCAATGGCAGTTGATACAATCAATCAAAATCAATTTAATGCTTTGGTTTCATTTGCCTATAACGTAGGAGCTACCGCATTGCGAACATCTACACTTTTGAAGAAAGTAAACTCAAACACAAACGACCCGTTTATTAGGAATGAATTTTTAAAATGGGTGAAAGCTGGGGGCGTTACTGTTACTGGTTTAATTCGGAGGCGTGAGGCGGAATCTAATTTATACTTTACAAAATGAACTACTTTCACGAAAAGAGCGAAGAAGAACTAATTAAACGCAACCAAGCAGTAGCACAAGCGGAGCATGATAGACGGCTGTTATGTGCAAAGATTTTAGACGATTGTAAAAAAGGCTTGCGAGGGAAAAAGAAAAGGCGTTAATTTGTGGTGTGGTAAACTTGATGCCACCTTTTCATATTTGTGTAGTTTAGGTAGTCCGATAATTAATTTTTTCGGACTATTTTTTTTTGTTTATTTATATGATGTATAGTATTATCGTTGCAAAGTTGATAAAATTATGCAGGTCAAATGACTTGCATCAATCGCTAAAAACAGGCAAAACAATTAATGGAATAGTTGTAAAAAAAGTATGATAGTATTAAACAGAAAAGATACGCTTAAATTTACCAAACACTACGCCTTATTATGGCTTGTAAGAACATTAATAGAAAGTAGAAATGCAAATAAAAAGCGCACTGGCAATAGCCTTACTTATATCAATAGTAAGCGGTTGCTACACAAAAAACAAAGCAATAGAAAAGTTTTGCAAACAAGATAAAGCAGATACAACTATTGTAATACATGATACAATAGTAATTGATAGCACACGAATAGATAGCGTGTTTAGTACGATTATAGACAGCGTATTTATTCAGCAAGGCAAGCTGTCCATTAAGTATATTAAAATGCATGATAGCATCTATTTAAGCGGCAAATACGATTCCGACACTATTGTTAGAATTGATACAATAAAAGTTTCGATTCCTATATTTATTCCTACCTGCAATAAAACCACAATAGAGCGCATACGTGATGCTCGTAATTTTATCTTTCTTGCCTTCGTTTTAGGTGGTTTACTGGTTGTGTATATGAAACTCAGGTAAATTTTTCCCTTTCATTATCAAGTAGTTACAAATTATTTTAACTTTTTTTTCGGTGGTGTATTGCTATTGTCAATAATGTGTTTACATTTGTACTGTCAAATGACACTAAAAATAACACTAGCAAATTAAAACAAACGCAAAATGAAAGCATCATCAAACACAATCGGAAACATCAAAGTATCTCACACATCATCTTATGGAAGATACATCATTAGTGGAACTGTAAATGGGGTAGAAGTTGAAACAACCACAAACGATTCCGAAGCATACGACTGGTACAATGATAATAGTAATGAAGAAAAGCAGGCAGAAGCTATTGCTCATTGTGAATGGAAACTTGAAGAGGCATATATTAGAATGTTATAAATTTAATTTGAAACGAAATGAAATATTTAATGGGATCAGTAGGAGCAATAATAACAATGGTAGTATTAAAACTATTGGTTGGTTATGTGTTCAAGTTTACAATGAGTGAATTTATGACGGGATGGTTATGTTGTATGGGATATTACACTGCGAGAGATGTTTATGAGGAGTTCAAATCGTAGCCTTGCACATAACGTTTTGCAGTAGTGCGGTTTATTCACAAGTAAATTCAAATTAAAAACATAGAGCTCTCAAATGGTCAGGTGGCGGAAATGGATAGACGTATATTGGATAGCAAAAAATAGGGTTAAAATTAAACTTACTATAATGCGCACACGAAAAGAAGCCGATATAAAAGCGGTACAGGTTCGAATCCTGTCCTGACTACACTTGGTTTTGGTAGAGTTCCAGAAAGCACAGACAGAACTAAAAACAATCTACCTCATTGATATAGAAGTATCTGACAGCTTGGAAAGACAAGCAACATAGTCAGGTGGCGGAATGGTATACGCTAATGTGGTAAGATGTAATGCCTTGAACATAAATGTTAGGTTTCCTGCAAAGTTTACATCATACAGGTTCGAGTCCTGTCCTGACTACAAAATTAAAAAACTAAATTATGATTATATTCTTAAATTTAAAAAACCAAATCTGCAAAGGACAAAACGACTTTGCTTTTTTTGATACAATAAGCAATACTATTTGCTCATTCGGAGAACAAGGAGAACAAGTGTTTAGTAGTGTACGAGCATTCCAATACGCTTACGGGAAAGAACAAGAAGGAACAACAAGACCAATGAGCAGATTTGTGTCTTTAATTCCAGGAGGCTATTTTGAAAACTAAAACTTTAAATTACACGAAAATGAAAAAGAAAAAAGAATACATAACTCCAGTAAGTCATTTTATGGATGAGAATGGTAATTGGATAATTGGCTTTAATAAAGGGGATATAAAGAAATTAATGAAAAAATTTAAAAAGAAGAAGTAGCACTTACCACTAACAACAAAACACAGATTTAAAATATGATAGAAGACATAAATTACACACGCCACACAGATGGATGGATTGAGATAGAAGGTTATGTAGGTTCTGAATTAAAGACAGTATCTGTATCATTTGATGAGTTAGTAAAGTTTTGCGCAGATGAAGATATGAACGAATACATATCGGACGTATTAACAGGAGCAACAAGGCGAATAGATGCTTATGAGTATACAGAGGAAAACATAACCGAAATAATAGATGCTTATTTTAAAAAACAGTTTTAAAAAAGATAACATGACAGAACTAATAGCCATACCACAATCAGAATACAATCTAGTTCAATCAGACAGCATGAACTACATTCGCAAGATGTTTGACGATGAGCCATGTTTTTTGTTAAAAGAAAGTTTGATAAGCGAGGCAATACTACGAGGATTGCCACAAGAATTTATTGATCAGCTAAAGAAGGACATACAATGATAAAGGACTATTTAAAACACAAAGACATAGGTAAGATAGCTACAATAGCCAGCGTATCACGGGCGTATGTGAACCAAGTACTAAACAGTATTGAAGATTTGGAAGATGCTAAAGAATTAGGTAATCAGAGCGAAACGAAACGTAGGATATTAGATGCAACAAATGAAGTGATACAACAACATATGATTGATACAGAACAGTCTTTTGTTAAGCAAAAAACCATTCACGCTAAACGCATTATGAGGTTAAGAAAATGCGCCAAAGCATTAGCAAAATAAACAAATAAACTAAACACATTATGAACCAACACATCACAGAAATTCAAGGTCGGTCATTTCACCTTAATGAACATTTATTAATGAAAGTAAGGCAAGCGAAACAGTTTTTAGAGCCTAAGCACGAAAGACAAGTTAGAGAAAAACAACTCCTCACACATTCAGCCAAGTGCTACAATCATTCACAATGAGCAAGCTAGATAGATACATACATTGCAATGTTTGCGGACTTAAGCTATCTGCGGTTATACACTTTGACAAAGTAAAGAGGTTAATACCCGTTAAAGGCGCACCGATAAAATACAGCCGCACTTGTAACGATTGCAAAAGAAAACCAAGCTACCAAGAGCTAAAAACAATCGCTAAAGTGTTATATCTTTATATGACTTTAAAAGATAACAGCATACTAAACATATCAAATAAATCACGATGTTCAGTAGCCATCACCCGTACAATAATTACCAAATACTTAGACAATTCTAAGCCAATTAATATGTATTTTTATGAAAGCGATTAGTAACAATTTTTGCAAACAAACAATTACACAATAATATGGAAAACAAAAAAACAACTCTCCCAACATTTGCGGACCTTACGCAAGACATCGAAGTGGCGTACAAAAACGATTCATTTAATTTATTGTTAAGCCAGCCTCCACCTCAATCATGGGTTAAAACACATCCTTTTATTAAGGGCTATAAATACCTACCAATAGACAAAGTAGAGCTACTTTTAAAAAAGATATTTAAACAATATCGTATTGAGATTACGGGGCAAGGTACAGCGTTTAACGGTGTATGGGTAACGGTAAGAGTACATTATTTGCATCCTGTTAGTGGCGAATGGTCGTGGCAAGATGGAATAGGTGCAGCACAATTACAAACAGCACAGGGAACAAGTGCAAGTGATTTGATAAACATTAACAACGGGGCTATTTCGATGGCGTTTCCAATAGCTAAAACAGTTGCGATAAAAGATGCATGCGATATGTTTGGGGCATTGTTTGGTTCTAACTTAAACCGAAAAGATGTTGTTGAATTTACACCCGAAAAAAGCGTAACAGAGGCGTTTACAAAATCAAACAAAGAAAAGTTAGGAGGCAAAAATGAGTAATTCTATGAAAATATTTTTATGCAATGATATTGTCACCCAAAGTGAGGGATTTTATAAAGATTATCATATAAAAATAGATAATGAAATTGAGGCATGGGATAGTTCAAAAGATTATCGTGGATTGCCTGCATTTACTTTATCAATTATTGACCCTGATACTAAAAGACATGTAGGTCAATATAGCTTAGACATGTGTGAACTAGAAATTTTTGCACGTTCAATTATTGCAAATATTGAAGCAATGAAATTTTATAAAAAACCTTTTATTGATAGAAAAATAATAACAGATGATTGTTTATGATTAAGTATAAAGTTTTTGAAAATAAAGAAGATTGGCGTGAGTTTAGAACAGGAATGTTTACAGCCTCAGAAATTAACAGGTTAATGGCAGAGCCTAAGAAAAAAGGTGAAGTATTAAGCGATGGTGCAAAAACTTACATTCGTGAGCGTGTTGCAAATACATTAGCACCCAAAGAGCCAGAATATTATAATAGTGCAATGGAACACGGAAACCAAACAGAGGCGCAAGCAGTTTTAGCAATAGCCAACAGTTTAGGTAAGTCTGTAAATGATAGTGATTTTATCTATACTTCTGAGGGTGGTTTTGTTTATTTTTGGGATGAACAAATGAACGTAGGTGGAACTCCAGACGTAATAATTAAAGATAAAATGATTTGCGAAATCAAATGCCCCCTAAGCAAAACGCATCTGGAATACATGCTATTTGAAAGCGGTGAAGACGTTAAAACAAACGTACCTCAATATTATGCACAAATGCAAGTAAACATGTATCTAACACAACTTCATAAGGGGTTATTCGTAAGTTTTGACGATAGATATTACAACGAATTACACCACATGCACTCCGTAGAAGTTTATGTTGATGATGAGTTTTTAGAACGCTTATCTGTTAAACTAAAAGCAGCAAATGATTATAAGTATAACATACTAGCGAAAATAAATGCAAGTAAAGCCTAAGAAGTGCCGTAATTGTGGCGAAAAGTTTTACCCTAACAAAAGTACCACCGTTGCTTGTTCATATACTTGTGCGTTAAATTTAGCACGTAAAAAAGTAATTGATGATGGTTTTAAGGAGTTGAAAGAAAAGGTAAAGACTTTAAGTCAGTACGAAGCGGAAGCGAAGCAGGTGTTTCAAAAGTGGGTAAGGATGCGAGATAAAAACCAACCTTGTATCAGTTGTGGTGTAACAGCATCGAGCGTGTGGGATGGTGGGCATTTTAAGAAAGCTGAAATTTATAGCGGTGTAATCTTTAACGAACTTAACACCAATATTCAATGTGGCAAATGCAACCGCTATTTAGGTGGTAACGAACTGAACTACCGTTTAGGATTGATTGCTAAAATAGGACTTGAAGCTGTTGAGCAACTTGAACAATTGGCAAATGAAACACGCAAATATAAGTACTCCAAAAACGAACTAATCGAAATAAAAAAAACATACCAAACAAAAATTAAACAACTAACAAAATGAAAAACATACACGTATTATCAACAGATAAACCAAGTAGGTTATATTTAACAACACATGAATATATTTTTGAAAAAGGATATGCTTTATCAACAGATGAGTGTCAAAACAAAAACATCTACATCACTGATGATTCAGAAATTAAAGAAGGAGATTGGTATTTGGTTGAATTATTCAAAATCACAGGAGAATCTGATGGGTTTCATATTGAAAAATGTACTAAACTTGATGATGTTTGGTGTAACAATTTTGATGTAATTTCTACAAGACATAAAGATAATTGCAAAAAAATCATCCTAACAACAGACCAAGACTTAATCAAAGATGGCGTACAACCTATTGATGATGAATTTTTAGAATGGTTTGTTAAGAATCCAAGTTGTGAAGAGGTTCAAGTTGATAAATTTATTTCAGGAAGATATTTTGTTACAAATCCAATCATTCCAAAAGAAGAACCTAAACAAGAACAAGACAAGAATAAGTATAGTGAGGGAGAAGTGATTCAGATTTTACTTAGTTATGTGCACTATTTAACTACCAATGACGATAGAACTGTTGATGAATGGTTTGAACAATTTAAACACAAATAACACTATGAAACAAACAGCAGTAGAATGGTTATTTGAGCAATTAGACATGGTCCAAGGATATGAAAGTGCAATTAAGATATTTGAACAAGCCAAAGAAATGGAGAAGAAACAAATGTGTGATTTTGCAGTAGGTTTTATGATGCAAGATAGACTAGTAATATCTTATTGGGATAAACAATTTAAAAAGAAATAACATTATGAAACAAACAGCAGTAGAATGGTTATATAACCAACAAATAGAATATCCATTAGGAGATTGGGAACATTTTTTAGAACAAGCCAAGGAAAT